ACATATTCATATTTAGGTGCAACTTTACTATTAGCTGCATATACCGCCTGTGATGCTTGATTCTGTACTTGATTAACAGATGTTCTTACTATTGTTTGTACTTGATAGTTTGCAAGTTTTGTAAGTTCTCCCCCTGCGGCTGCAATCTGTCTTACACTTCCTTTCTGTCCAAATTCAAGTCTGCCAACCATACGTCTAGCTATTTCTGCTGTTGATTCTCCACTAAAGACACCTTGCCTGATATGTCTTGCTAAAGCATCTTTTTGCCTCTCTGCTATGCCCCTAAAAGCTTTCTCTACTGTCTGTCCATTAGGTAAAGTCTGCATTGCTCCCTGTCTTGCAGTAAGTTCAAACTTTCCAGAACCAAACTTAATAAAATCATCTTCTGTAAATTCTTTACTGGTAAATATATTTACTTGTGTTGGATCTGTTTTAACAAAAGATTCTGCATATTTTCTACTAACAGCAACAGAATTTATTGGAACATTACCAGACTTAACAACTTTTTTAAGTTCATTCTCTATAAATCCAGCTTGTACTTCTGCCAGCCCTTCAATCTCTTTTATCATCTGCTTTGTTGTAGTCCTTGACCAAGTATCTAAACTTATTTTTGACTGTTGAATTATTGCCCTTAATCTTTTTCTTGTCTGTGGTGCAACAACAACCCCTGCCCCAGCTTCAGCTTGTCTTATATTTATCTGCTTAAGTTTCTTTGCAGCCGTTAAAATTACATCGTTATATGCTTTCTGAAAGTCTTTTGCAACAGCGTTACTATATCTGTTTAAGTCAATAGTTTCTCGAAAAAATGCTTCTGGTGTACTCATTCATCAAGCCGCCTCTTCTGTATCTTCGTCATCATCTGTAGCTGGTTCTTCTGGTGCTTCCATTTCTACCAAGCCTCCGCTTTGCGTACTTTCCATTTCTCCTTCGATATCAAAATCGTCTCCGAGAACTTCACCGCTAGATAATTGATTTAATAATGTTTCTTGTGAGATAGTACCAGCAGTAAACAATGTCAGCAGACTTGTTATCTCTTGAGGCTCAAGCCTTGTAGAAACAAAGTCTCTATTTACAAAGCTGCTACCGGCGTTAGGTTCATTAAGATATTCGCTATGGAACTTGAGGCAGTTATCAATTAGATCTTGCATCTGTTGAGCAATAACCATCATTGTGCTGTCATTCTGTGATCTATCTATTCTTTTAGCCTCTGCTGATTCTCCTACTAACTTCTGCCCAAGTACCGCAGCTAATGACAAAGTATTAATCTGTTCTTTTAAATCTCCAAGCCTTTTAAACTGGCTGTCATAGCTATCTCCTGATGGGCTTACATATTCAAGTCTTGATTCTGGTGGCAATGCTAATGCTTCACTTGGGCCTGTGGTTATCTCATCTGCGTTTGGATAACCAAAGACAGCAAGTAAAGGTACAGAACTGATATGTAAAATATTATCCAAGTCTGATTGAATTTGATAATGCTTAAGATTTAATTCTGCTATGTCATACAAAGGGCTGCGTGATTCATAAAAACCCACCCTGTTGGAATATGCCACAGCAAAAGGAATCTTATCCTTGAGGCTCATTTCGCCCTCATCAAATAATTTATATTCACTGTTCTTTTTATCTTTTCTGTGGATCTCATAACGACCACGTTCTAAAACTCTAATTTGTTTTACTTGCTTTTCTCCATACTTTCCATCAGGTTCTACAACATTCTCCAACAACCTTAACTGTGTTAGCTGCCTTGCACCATCTATAATCTCACTCCTCCATCCAAGAATATTTCTAGGACTGTAAGTTACCCAATAAGGTCTGGTCTTGTTTCCTTCTTTTGGGGCATCTACTAAGACCCCAACATGACCAAATGATATTGCTGTTCTTGCCGTTTCATATAGCCAGACATTCAGATCGTTCCCTTCTAGATCAACGTCAAAAAGCTGTTCTCTCACTAAATCAGAAACATCATCAAGCCTTACAGGTTTTCTTGTGAGCATACCTGACAGCATTTTCTCGATTCGTTGCAAGTAAGGAACAACAGTTGATCTTGACAAGCGAACGTCATATGAATCATCAGTCTCACGAGCCTCTTGAGGCAAGTATTTTCTATGCTCACTCCTTACTTTATATGTTCCCTCCCTGAGGTCAGTTATGAGATCCCAAAACTGTGCCATGCGTTGATATGCCGCATTTGGTGATTCAACTGT